TTCGCTTGGTTTTTCCGCGACCAACCTCAAGCTCGCCAGCAGCCGACGCGCCGAATGTGACGCGATTTACTGGGTACTGAATGCCGCCTGAGCCTTTGACGTTTACGACCGTAGACTCTCGGAGCATTGGATTTTCGTCGCGCATATAGGTAAGCATCATTGCCGACACCATATTATGATCTACGTAGAAGCCGCCGGACTGGCCGTCAGTAACGGTTCGGCTTTTCGTCAAAAGGCTTTTAAAGTCCACCTCTTGACCTGCCACGTCTACCGTTTTTAATGCGTAAGCCAAAGCGGAGCGCACTTCTTTTGCGTCTACTTTTTCGCCGCCTTTGGACTTGGCAAGATGCGCCTCAACGATTGCCAAACGCTCCGCGTCGCCATCGGCTCTAGCTTTTGATGCTTGACTTTCCGCCTCAAATGCCTTTACGCTTTCGCCTAATTTTTCTACCAGTGATTTTACGTCGCTTGACTCTTTGCCGTGGTCGGCAATTTTTTGATGTAGGGCCTCAATGCCCTCCTTGACTTCTTTGATGTGTTCGTCGCTCATGACAAACCTCCATTTTAATGCCCAAAACGGGCGTTTTTAAATGTGATTTGCCACCTCTCGTGACCCAACACTTGCATGATACCACAACTTTTTATTGTATTGGCGACTTCAAAGCCTCTACAATTTCTTGCCATTGATTATTTTTTTTTGCCTTTATTGCACTAACCACTTTTTTGGCCAAATTGCCACTCATCTTTCGACCTGTCTTTAATGCGGCCTCAATATCTCGCTCGCTCATTGATTCGACATTATCAATGCTAAGAACCTCGTCGCTTTTCCAGTCGGTGAGTACCGCGTTTTCGTTTGCGGGGTTCATTACAAGAGAGCCTTCGACCAGTTTGATTTTTGAGATGATGCGCACGTCAATGTCGCCGCGCCTTTCGTATCTGAACTCGACTGGATAAAACCCAATGGACATTTTTACGGTCAACACGCCAACGTTTTCGCTATCCGCCATCATCCAGCGAATGCGTTCGCTCAGATTTCCGACGCGCGGATCTTGTACCGAGTCCGGCGCAAGTTCGCCCCGAACCTTCAGCCCGTACGCGTCCTCGCCAATTAAAAACATTTTTCCGACTTGGATTTTATGCTCAAAAAACGCGGGGATTGTTGTGCCAATATCGCCCAAGAACGCCCCTTTTTCGATAATGTCGCCGTAAGAGTCAATGTTATCGAACCCTGCTACGTAACCGTCCCACATGAAGCCGCCCTCGGCTCCAGCTTTCATTTCAACGCCAAAACTTTTATGTTCGATTTCCATAATCACTTACTCCAGTCGGATGAATAAACACACATACAACGACAATTAGCCGTCTCTTTCGCTGGTGCTAGATAATCGCGCGGATAGCGCAAATCATAACCGCCAACTTTAAAATATTGACCTAAAAAAACGGTCTGACCATCTGCGGCACTGTGCGATGGCCGCACCAACGAGTCGCCAACGCTGCGCCATGTCATTGTGATTTTGCCGCCAAGAGCCTTTTTTATTGATTCAATAACTGTGCGCTTGCCCGCCTCCACCGCTGGGTTCACCGTATCAATTGCATATATTCGAGCCCGTGATTTTCGCCTTGCCTTTAGTACGTCTCGTGCAATTTTACGACGCTCGGCTGCCGTTGTTTCGTTTAAATCGTAGCCTGAAAGTGCCTGCTCAATTATCTTTCGAGACCCGCTCAACACATAGCCGGCCGCAAGTGATCCATAAACAAGCGAATCACCTTTAATATCGACCTCTAATGCCGCATTGTCGCGCACAAAATCCCAGCCGAGCTCCCGCGCCGCACTCAATGATTCGACTGCAACATTAAAGTCTTCTTCATTAGCATCCACCAAGTTTCCGTTGACGATGCTGTCGTCAATGGACATGAGCGCAAGCATCGCAAGCGGCTCGGCCTCAGCCTCTAAATCACGCCGCGCCCGCTCTTCTTGTTTTGGAGTCATTCAGCCACCCCCGTGTTATTTGTTTCACCAAGACTCTCGATGTCAACCATACGAGACTCCACTAGCAACAAATCGCCGCCGCCAATTGGCTCAAGACCTGCGTGCGCACGCAGCTCATTGATGGTCTCGATGCCGATAGCCTTTCGCTCCTTTATTTCACCAATAATTTTTGAGCGAACCTCTGGGATTATTGTTTGATTTGTTTTGCATGTATATTGCTTGCGCTCTCGACGCGCAATGGCTCCGCCAATTACCGAGTAAATCAAGTCGCAAAGTGGAACGACTGTGGTATTGACCATCATTTCACGCGCCGAAGCCATGTTATTATCTGTAGCCGCCTTGTTATCAATCAGCGGCAAAGGAACCCCGCATCTAAAGTAAACCTCGCGGCGGCAAAACTCCTGAAGCTCTTTAAAGTCTAAGTCACGCGGACTTAAGCCCATTTCTTTGACGTCCACGCCATGCTCGCCAGCCCCAACGCCAAGTAGACCTCCGTAACCTTTCGATCTGATTGTGCTTTCAACGCTGCGAATTCTTGCTACCATTTCATCTTGCGATGGACTGTCCTTAAATGCGAGTAGGGTAGATATACGGCCGCCGTTTTTAATCAATGCGCCGTTTCTATTTAATCCGGTGCTGAGCACCTCGAGCTCTTCTCTGACCGAGTTCAAAACGCCCTTTTCTGATGGGTGTTGAACTATAAGCAGCTCCTTAAAACTGCCGTCAAAATAGTGCCCATCGTCGTCACGCGTGAATGTTCCTGATAGCGAGTCGTTAAAGACCGTGTATCGAATAACGTCGCCGTTAACGTCCGTAAATTCGCTCACCTTTCTAGGGTCGATGCGAAAAAGTTCAGATGGAGCGGATCTAATACTGCCGACAGCTACGATAAACGACTTGGCGCGAGCTCCGATGTAGAGATCCTCAACTATTTTATAAACCAAAGCGTCACCAGTCGATCCTTTGCTTGGTTTTTTTAGCAGCTTAGTTGCCGTCGTCGCGACAATAGCCCCCGAATCGTCCATGCAAACGGGCTCCGTGTTCATACATGCTGTCGCGACAATATCAACTCCTTTTGCCGCCACTCCGCTGTTGCAGAGGACGTTTGATTGGTAGCTGATCTCTGGGACTTCGTTTGCCTCAAAATTTGCATAAGCGCCTGAAGCCCGCGATTGCGAGCCAAAGAGTTTACTTGTGAGGTTTTTTATAAATGACATGGCCACCTTTTGATTTTTGATGATAATAACACACTTTTATGCAAACGAAAAACCGCCCTGCTTTTTAAGCAACGGTTCTATTGCGTAGCGGATTGCATCGGAAACATTGTTAGACTTGTCCTCAATCACCGCCGTCACCTCTTCCTGAGGCGTGTCTTTGAATAACACCTTGTAACTGTAGCCGTACAACTCCGCCAAAAGCTCATCCTGTTCGTCTCGATTTGTGCAGGCGTTGGGGTGGATGATGATATTATCGAACGATTGTAAAAACGAAACGCCATCCTCAACCGAGCCGCTCCATTTTTTGCAGGCCTTGACAGTTCTAAAAGTCGACTGAACCATGCTGATCGTCTCGGGACGCGCACAATCCGCACGTGCCGGATAGTTGGCGACATGGGGCACTTTGTTTACCAACCATGCAGCCGTTCCGGTAAGTGGCACCTGAGTTTTTATGCCGCACCGTCGCACGTACAAATCCGCGCCTTTCACGTAAACTTCGACAATCACGTTTGGGTCATTGCTAAAGCCCCAATCAATCCCAATCATTGGGCTGCCAAAATTTTCATCAATATCAAAATGCTCAACTTTGAGCTGTCGCCCGAGAACCGAGCGGTCTGAAACTTTGAGAAAATCACCCTCCCAAATCCAATTATACTTTCCAATATCGCCGCGCAATGCCCGTTGACGCTGCCTCTCCAGCGAGGCGGGAAACCATGGATTGTCACGCCAGTTTATCTTAATAATCAGCGTATTGTCATCACGTCTTGCTACAAATTCGCGCCACGTTGGATCTGACTCGAACCTTGGATTGAAGACAACATAAAGACGGGTGTTTCCGTAGCGAGGCGTTGGTCGTATTACGTCCCAACTGTTTTGAGATACGTTCTCCGCCTCATCAACAAGAACCACGCGGAGCCTTTTGATTGACTTTACATTGCTAATATTCGACTTCA